CAAGTAGATGTGTGGCAGGATGTAATTATGACTATTCATCCTCAAGGTGTCTCTGACCAACGTGTTGAAGATATGAAAAGCGCGCAGACTGTAGGTTACGAAGGAGATGGTTCTCTAGGTAGCCCTATAAACTTCCTGTTGGAGGGGTTAGTTGAAGCGTCTTTTGCTACACTAAGAACTTCTTTAGACTTTACTCCTGATGAAGATGGTGGTAGGCTAGATTCTAGGTTATATATAGAAAGACATTCAGGAGCAGGAGCTGACTTTACTATTGCTGCTGCTGGATTAGCTATGGAGTCAGGAGCTGACGAAGCTTATCCTCATCTTATTAACGTAGAGTTCTTTGTAGGAGATACTATTGATACAAATGGAGTTGGAGATGCAGGTAAAGTTAGATTTCAGATAAAAGCAGATGTAACAGGTACGGTAACAATGAAAGAAATGGCATTATTCATAAATAGATAAATATAAAAAAATGGCAAATAAAGTAAAAATATATTCTACACTTAAATCAGGAAAAGTTTTTTTTGACGGAGCTAGAGTGAATAGCAAAGAGATTGGTACGTTAGAAGTATTAGCTCATCCATCAATATCAAATAGAATTAGGATAAAATCCCTAACACAATTTAAAAGAGGTAGCAGCACTCAGTATAGAGTGTTTTTTGGTAAACTAAATATCAATAGAATACAAAATGAAGCTGGTCAAGACTTGGTAGCTGATTTAGGTATGGATAGAGATGCTGTAATAGCATATGTTCAAACACAAATTACAAAACCCATTGTAACAGAATACTTTGAGTACAATCCAATTACAGATAGACTTGAAGCAAATAAGAACATTGAAGTAAAGAAGCACGGTTTCTTTATTGGTGGAAAATACAAAATGGCTTCAGGTAACTCAAATCTTTATTATGAAGATTTAGCTACTAGGGGGAATTCTTACCCAGTAATGGGAGAGGTATTTGACCAATCATTAGCAGAGAATCAAGTTGCAGGAGCAGGAACATCTACTCCTAAGATGAGAGTATTCGGAGACTACCAAGCGATTCCATTAGGAGGTAGTCCAGTAGATGGTACAGCCATTGGATACGATGGAGACAATTTCTTTCCATTTAATATTAGTGGAGTAGGAATTACAACAAGAGCAGGAGAAGCAGTAGCAGCAGACCAAAAATTAAAGTATGAGATAATAGTAGATGGTATATCTGTTTACATTCAATACTTAGACCAAGGAGCGATAGCTGTGAATGAAGACATTACTTGGTATTTTGACCATCCGTTAGATATTGAAGCAGGAACAACTCTAAGAGCAACTGTATATAAAGTATCGACTGTAGATAACCAAGAAGTTATTGATGGAATATTTCAAGTGTGTGAAGGGGATGCTACTCCAACAAGATATCAAACAACAGTATTGAATAGATTCTTTGATGATAAAGATTTAGAATTGATTAGTCCTTATGTACATTATCAAGCTATGGACTTTGGATTAGATTCTACTGGTTCTACAATCCTTATGAGAGATTTATCTTTAGGAGCTAATAGTTTCTTACAACCTCACGCAGTTAATACATTAGAGGCGTTTGCAGTAGGTACTACAATTCAAATAAAAGCTAAAGGTGGAGCTAAGATAATAGTGGAGTCATTACCAGTAAGTGGAGCTAGTATAAATGGCTCGTATGTGAACTCTGTGCTTAATCAAGCCGTAATACAATTAAATGAGATATTTACAAACACAGCTGGATTCGCTGGTGGTGGAGGTAATGATGTTACTAACTTTACATTAAGTGGTGATGATTTAACGATAATTCTAGCAGACGGAACGTCTTACACAGTAGATGTAACTTCTTTAGGAGTTGACACAAATAAGTTTGTAAGTAGTGGATTAGTTAGTGGTTCAAACCTTGTTCTTACAATGAGTGATGCTAGTGAAATTACTATAGACGCAACCAATATGATTAATGGTTCTAGTGGTTTAGCTAGTAATTCTGGATGGAATATATCTTACGGAGCAAACGCTAATGATTCAGTAGCAACATCTACAAATGATTCTACTGTCTATAACCAATTACCTTTCTACTTTGGACAAGCTCTAGAGCAAGGGTCAGAATTCAAATGGAACTTCCAAAGTAATGGTGGTAGTAACTTAATAATGGGTATTTGGGATGGAGCTGAATCTCCTGTAGCTTATAATGGAGGAGCTAATACAGCTTCTAATTGGGGTACAAGTTTTACCTATGCAGGTGGTTTTACAGATAGTTCTAATAGTACATTACTTACTACTAATTCAGGTTCTAAGTATGTAGTATCTAATGGAGATGCTATGGGTATTAGATTTGGTAATGATGGTCACTTAACATTGATAGATTATAGTGGAGCAACAGAAGTAGCAGTAGCTAAAACTACAATACCTTTAGCAGTTACTTCCTTCAATATGCAAATGTATACTTGGGCAAATGGTGTTCTTCCAAATGGTATCATCAACAATGTTGATTACATATGGGATATAGTTCACGATTTCGCAAATGTCGAAGCTGGTATTATTAATGGTATTTTAGACCATACTGTATTAAAGAGTGCTATATCTATTGAAAAGGGAGAGAAGCTAATGTTTATGCTTGATGAAGTTGGTCAAGGTGATTACTTTGGTACTAACTATACGAACGCATCGAGTGGTGTTTCAACAGCAGAAGAGCAATTAGATAATGAGTTTAAGTATGAAACTAATGAAGCTTTAAGTTTTGAATTTAGTGGCACAGGAGATTGGGATGTAAATACTAATGCTACATACTATTTTGATAATGGTGCTGGTGTAGTAGGATATAGAAAAGGTGGAGCTAGTACAGTTCAAGGTATGTTCTCAATGAGATTTAATGATAATGGTAAGTTAACTATATATTCTGAAGATAATGGTGAGAAGGTAGCAACTGCTAAGGCAGACCCTGCAGTAGGTTCTAGTGTGCATCTATACTTTGGAGTGAGAGCCAATAGAGCTTATTACTCTATACCTGTAATATCTAAGCAAACTATAGGGCAAGGTAGTCAACCAGATGTAAACTTCGTACCAACTGTAGCAGACCAAACGGTAAGTATTACAGAAGGAGAAGTATTAAACTTTCAAATAATTTCTAGTGATAATATAGTTAATCAATTCGTTGAGACGGACGCTCCTTCGTGGATGTCTATGAATCAAACAAGTGGTGTATTATCTGGTACTGCTCCAGCTTTTGTTGGAACAAGCGCAGACACTATTGTAGTTAATTGTAAGGCTGGTAATGCTATCGGTGGAACTGTAGATTTTACAGTAACAGTAACTGTGGCAGAGGTAGCCTATACTAACTCTAAGTCACTAAGTCTTAATGGGACTAGTCAATGGTTACAAGGTAATCCTACTGTTATGAATGCTCTTGATAGAGCAACTAATGGTGATGGTAACGCTTGGACTATTAGTATGTGGGTTAAGCCAGATACAACAAATACAAGTAATCAAACACTTTTAGTTTATGGAGCAGGAGATGATTATAATGGTGGAGCTATTACAGTAAAGCAAAGTGGTGGAACTAGCTTAGTATTAAACTATGGTACTGTTTACGATAACATTATCCTAGTGGCAGGTAACTCATTTGTAAATAATACTTGGCAACACGTAATGATTACATTTGATGGAGGTACTACAGGAGTTGATTCCAATCTATCTACAGACTATTACAGTAGATTTGATATCTATATTGATGGTGTGCTTAAATCCAATGTAGGAGTAGCTAGTAATAGTGGATACGATGGAGCTATAAGTGGAGCTAATCCAAGTGACAACATCTTTAGAATAGGTAGAGCAAGTAATGTTCACAACAATTACTACGGAGGTATTATAAATCAAGTAGCTATTTGGAATTCTGATGAAACTGCTAATTTATCAACTATTTATAATAGTGGTGCAACGCAAGATTTGAGTTCGTTAACAAGTACTCCATCTCATTATTACGAGATAGAAAGTTCTATAACAACCGTAACTGACGTCTCTGGTAGTGCAGACCTAACTGGGTATAATTTTAGTGCTTCTGACTTAGTTTCTGACACACCTTAACAATCTATAAACCAGAGGGTTATTAAGTTAACCCTTTGGTTATTAGTGTTATATGTTTGAATATAAAACAGTTAGAATAAAAATAGTTATATTAATATATAAAAACAATCAATTATGAACAGTAAAGAAATTCTTACAAGCATCAAAGAATTAGTAGGTTTATCGAAAGAGGAAGTTGCTAATGAAGTTGAGGCTACAGAAGAGGTTGTCTTATCTACAGAAGTGGTTGCTGAAGAAGTTATCGAAGAAAAAGTTGAAGAGGTAGAGTTATCTACAGAAGAGACTAAAGAAGAGGTAATTGAAGAAGCAGTTGAATTAGCTGAAGAGAAAGAAGAGCCTAAGAAAGAAGCTGCACCTGCAGTAGAAGCACCAGTTCAAATGAACTTTGCTACTCAAGAAGAACTATCTCAAGTTAAGCAAGAATTGTTATCTATGATTAAAGCAATGATGGAAGACAAATCTGATTATGCTGAGGCTGATGTTCCTGCTAAATTATCTGCTGAAGAAAAAGAGGCTGTAGAGCTTTCTGAAGAAGTAGAAGAAGAAGTAGTGCATTCTCCTGAGAGTGTAACTGAGACTAGACAGAAAAATTTTAATAACAAAGGAATGACTGCTGCCGAACGAGTGTGGTCAATGATTAATAATTAATTAAATTAAATTTAAAATTCGCTAAAATTATGGCAACAAGTACAAGTATTACTACTACCTATGCTGGAGAAAGTGCTGGGAAATACATCTCGGCAGCTTTATTAGCTGGTAACACAATCGCTAACGGAGGTTTAACTATTAGACCAAACGTTAAATTTAAAGAAGTTGTAAAAAGATTAGAATTAGACGGTATCGTAAAAGATGGTACTTGTGATTTCGCTGACACTTCTACATTAACACTTACTGAAAGAATCCTTCAACCAGAAGAATTTCAAGTAAACTTAGAATTATGTAAGAAAGATTTCCGTTCTGACTGGGATGCTATCTCAATGGGATATTCTGCTTTCGATAACTTACCTTCTTCTTTCCAAGACTATTTAATCGGTCACGTTGCTGCTAAAGTAGCACAGAAACAAGAAATCAATGTATGGAGAGGAGCTAACGCTACTGCTGGAGAGTATGATGGTTTTTCTACTTTATTAGCTGCTGATGCTGATTTACCTGCTGCAAACGAAGTTGCTGGTACTACTGTAGATGCTTCTAACGTTGTAGCTGAATTAGGAAAAGTTGTAGATGCTATTCCTGCTGCTTTATACGGAAGAGATGACTTAATGATTTATGTTGCTCAAAACGTATTTAGAGCTTACAAGAGAGCTTTAGGTGGTTTCCAATCTGGAGGTCAAGGAGCTGCTGGTTTCCAAGATAAAGGAAACAATCAGAATATCAATATCGAGAGCTTTGATGGTGTAAAAATCTTTATGGCTAACGGACTTGCTTCTGATACTATGATTGCTACTACTAAAGATAACTTACATTTCGGTACAGGACTTATGTCTGACCAAAACGAAGTTAAGATTTTAGATATGGCTGACTTAGATGGTTCTCAAAACGTAAGAATCATTATGAGATTTACTGCTGGTGTTCAGTATGGAATTGTTGAAGATATCGTAACTTACGGAATCGTTAACTCTGCTAACTAAGATTAGTATAACATAAACTAGAAAGGGTAGGTAGTCAATCTGCTTACCCTTTTTTATTAACTTTAAAAATATAAATATAATGAGTTGTGATATTTCAAGAGGTCGTTTAGAGCCTTGTAAAGATTCAGTTGGTGGATTAAACGCTGTTTACTTCGTTAACAAAGGTGACTTAGGTGCTATTACCTATGACGTTACCGACACAGATGTTATTGATGCTGTTGCAGGAACACCTTCTGCATACAAGTTTGACATCAAAGGAGCTTCTACTTATACGGAGAACATTACTTCTTCTCGTGAGAATGGAACTACTACTTTTGAACAAGTTTTAGAGCTTCAATTAACTAAATTAACCAAAGAAGACCATAAGACAGTTAAGTTATTAGCTTTCGGAAGTCCTACTGTTTTAGTAGAAGACAATAACGGAAACGTATTTGTTGCTGGTTTAGAACACGGATTAGATGTATCTGGTGGTACTATCGTATCTGGAGCTTCTATGGGAGATATGAGTGGATATACTTTAACATTCTCAGGAATGGAAAAAGCACCTGCTAACTTCTTAGGAGATACTATTTCTGCTGTAGGTTTTACAGTTACTGAAGGAGTATAATAAAGAATACCTTAAATACTAATTAAAGCCTTGCATTATGTGAGGCTTTTTTTATTTAAAACAAAATAATTAAAAATAGTTATCTTAGTATGATAATATTACAACCAATAACAACATCTCAATCAATATCTATAATGCCTAGAGTAGACTTATCTACTGTTATAACATTATCTATTAGGTTAAGAAGAGATGGAGATGCTAAGTCTGAAACAATAACTGATGCAGTAGTAGGTAGTGATAGTAATTTCACAACATTAGACTTCTCTAGTTCTATACTATCTGAAGGTTCTACTTACTTTATGGAGATAGAAGCAGATGATAACTTAGCTTATAGAGATAAAATATTCTGTACTAGTCAAAACGACTATACGGTTAAGCATATAATATCTCAAGATAGATATACGCAACCTACAGGAGAGATAAATGATAATACATACATTATATAATGGAGAATAAGAAACAACAACAAAACGTAAGGGTACTTAACTTATCATCTTACGAAGCACCAGAAGTAAAAGAAGTACACAACAGGGATTGGGTTTCTTGGGGAGACGATAATAACTACTTTGGTAGACTTATTGACTTAGATACTTCTAGTCCAACTAACGCTAGATGTAATAATGGTATTGCTGATATGGTATTTGGTAGAGGTATAGAATCTACTAACTCTGAGTTGTTACCAGAACATTATGTAAGAATGAAAAAGCTATTAAGACCTAGAGAAATCAA